AGGCACATTAATTGATCCTGGTTCAAAGTCTAGTGTTACACCACCGTCGTCTTCGGGTATAACCTCTATTGGTTTTCTTTCCTCTTGTGCTTCTTGTTCCTGAACAGCAACTTCTTGTAACTCTTCTTCTGAAGGTATATCAAGTTTAGTTTTAACGTTCGGGAGTCCTTTGTCTATTTCTGCCATTTAATACTCCTATTGTTTCTTAACACGTTTAAATGCTGCTGGCAACCCTTCATCACCGTGTGGTGTGGGTCCTGATATTGGCGCTGGACCAGATTTTTTACCACCTGATAAACCTGCCATACCACCATCTGCTGCTGAAAATTCATCAAAAGCATTTCTACCACCTCTTAAATTTTGCATAACTGCTTGTTGACGTTCTTTTCTAAATAACTCTGTTTTTTGATCTGGTGTCAAAGCATCTAGTTGTTTTTTTCTAGCTCGTATGGCTTTACCTGCTTGATATAAACCTTCTGCACCTAATGATGCAATACCAAGTGGTGATGCTACTCTTGCTATACGCATAGCCATTCTAGGATTAAAACCTAAATTAAAAATTCTTTGTGCAACAGGTCCAAACTTTGCAGATTGTTTTACAAGTGCTGGTGCAAATGCAGCTTCTGCTGCAATACTTGCTCTATCAATTGCAGACGTTGGATCTACACCAAAACCTGCTGTCAACCCTACAGCACCAAGTGGAGTTGGTATAGTTTTAAAAGCTTCTCCTAAAACACCTGGACTAAAGAATGGGTTTGCATATAATCTTGCATCCCCAAGCGCAGCAGCTCTTTCAACTTTAGCTCTAACTTTTGGATCTTTAAAGTCTTCAACAATTTTAGGTATAGGATTTAAATTTTTTGGTATTTTAAAAGAATATTTTTTAGTTTTAAAATTTTCATTAAAAACATTTTGATATGTTTTGTCTAAATTTTTATAATTTGCTATTGTTTTATTGGGTGCGTCTAAACTAATTTTTGGTATTTCAATTTTTTTAGCACCGGGTCTTTTGTTTTTATTAATTTTATTTTCAAATAAAGTAGCTTCCTTATTGTACTGAATTTTTGCTGCTTTAGCTTGTTTTGAGTTTGCACCAAACTTTTGAATAGCTTCATCTAAATTTCTTTCTAATGTTCCAGCTCTGCTATCCCAACCTGATCCTGCAAAACCTCCTTTTACACCTCTATTTATATCTTGTTTTATTATCTGACCAAAAATAGAATAAGGACTAGTGCCTCTTTTTAAACCTGTTGCTGTTGCTCTAGCTTCATCTATATCAAAAAAACTTGTGTCATAAGGAGCGTCTCTATAGATTTGACCTTTTGGAACTTTTATACTTTCTCCAATAAAAGGAACACCTGTTGCAAGTTCTGCTGCCTTTGTTTTAGCACCAGGAAGTAATGAAGCTATCTTTCTTGCGTTATCTATATTTGTGGGTTTAATACCAGGAACATTTTTTCTATCTCCCGCAAAAGCTGAGGCTAAATTTTCTAATCTATCAATTGCAGTTGCTCTATCTACGTTTAAAATATTTGCTGCTTCTGTAATTGCATCTTTAGTAAGCACTCCTGTTTTAAAAATATTTTTAATTGTTGAGTTTTTAGATAGTTCAAGTATTTCAGCATTAATTTTTTTTGGTCTTTCTTTTATATTAAAATCTTTAAAAGATTTAGGTGGATATTTTTTTACAAGTCGATCTCTTTCGTTTATTGCTTTATTTAAATCAGAAAAATATTGAGCTTTTTCACCTCCTCTTTGAATGTTAACTTGATAAGTAACACCGTTAAATTTTATATGTTTTTGACCTTTAACACTTTTATACTCACCTCTATCAGGATTAACTGGTCTATTTTTACCTTCTTCAATTCCAAACTCTTTAAGTTTTTGATCTCTAAACTCTACAACTTCTTTTAATGAAGTGCCTTTAGGAAAATTTTTAGAAAATCCTCCACCTGCTTCAGTTGTAAATCTATATCTACCATACTTAGTTAATCTTATATTTTTAGGTAGCCCATCAGCAAATCCAATTCGTCCACCATCAGCTTTATTAAATCTTTCTTCAGCATCTTTAAACATTTCTCTATCTAATGCTTTTTGTGGTCTTTCTATATCTTCACCTGTTTTTACAGTAGTGTCATCAAAACCAAACTTTCTAACTTTTTTAGGAGTTGTTAGATATTTGTTTACTTCTTTTAAAATAATTGGAGTAAGTTTTAAACCAGCCATTACTCTCCTAACATTGTTGCGATACCGCCGCCTGCTTTTTTAATTGATGGTGCTTCATCTGTTACTTCTTTTACAATTTCTGTTTTAGTTATTTCATCAACATCTGTTGCATCAGCAGGTGTTCCATCTGGATCAAATTCAACCTTATATTCTTCATACTCATCTGCTACTTTTGCTCCAGTGCTTTCATCAGCCATACCTTTACCAGATTTGTATTCCATAACAGTCCTGTCCTCTATGACGTCATAGCCTCCCACTTCATCACTATACGCCATACCAGTTCTATCTTTTGTAATTTGCATGTCTCCTGTTGTCATGTCCTCTGTGAGCGTATACTCAGATCCATCTTTACCTTTGTAATTAATCTCTCTAACTCTTTCCTGTGGACTTACTTTTGATTCTCTACCAAGTCTTCTAATTTTATCTGCTAATTCAAAAAAATAATTTGGAGCTTGTTGAACAGTTTCTTTTACAGCTTGTGCAGCTGGTGCTGCAACTTTTGCTCCTTTAAAAAATTTACCAACAATAGGTAATGCTGCAAGGCCACCTATAATTTTCATAAACTTTCTTCTACCTGGTTGATCAGGTCCGTCTTTGTATCCAATACGGCCACCATCTGCAAAATTACTATCTTCATTTAACTCATCAATGTATTCTCTAAAATCTTCTTCTGATTCTATTTTTCTTCCATCTCTAAGACGAATATTTTTAAATTTACCTGCTTTTTTTTCTCTTTCATAAACTCGTTTAATTGGATCATCTAAAGAAGTAACAGGTTTAGGTTTAGTCCCTGTTGCTTTCATAATACCTGATCTAAGAGCAGCGCCTTCTTGTGTGCCACCCATAATAGTTTTACTTGGATCAAGAGTTCGACCTTGCATGTCAACAACCTTGTTCATGTCTTTAAATCTTTGTACAGCTTCTTGTTGAATTTTTATTTTCTCTAAACCATCAGGATCTCTACCAGCAACTGATCTAAATCCTCTCGTGAGTTGAGCGATCATTTCAGCTATTGTCATTCCAAATCTTATTGCCATTAGTAATAGTTCCTTTTAATTTTTTCGACCTTGTCGTCGATATAATCTTCAGGGTGTCCGATCAGACCGCCCTGTCTGAATCGCATGATCGCTTGAGTTGTACTATCAACTAAGTCGTCATGATCACCGTAAGGAAACGCAGCACATTCTTCAATGACTTCTTCTGCAAATTTCTGCTCAGGTGCATATATCATACCAGATTCAAATAAAGGTGCAACAGCATTCACACGAGCATGCTTATCGTTGCCTTTGCTGGGTGTAAAATTTACAACAGGTATATCCATCTTCCTCAGCTCGTATGTTAGTGGCAGACCTGATGCTTTTGCCTCTACAATCACAGATTCTGGCTGCCAGTATTTATATTGCTCTAATGCTAGTCTCCGTAGTTCTGGAAACTCGTATCTACCTTTGATAGCATCTAACAATATTAAACAGGCTCCACTATCTTCACTAGGATAAAAAATACCCCAAGTGGTAATAGCTGAATAGTCTGCTGTTTCTTTTTTCAAGAAAGCTGTATCGTAAGACTGTATTACGTGATGTAGTTGTGGTATGTTTTCATCTGTATATTTCATCCACCACTCACGTTTTAATATTGCACCTTCTTCACTAGTTGGTTGTTGCATCCATTGTGCGTTCCATTTAGCAACGGGTAGTGTTGCTTTTACCTTTTCTAATTCATCTATTTTCCAATATTCTGGCCAGACAGGTTTAGGTTTTGTTTCGTGTTCCATGATTGCTGGAAATTCGACCACGTGCCATTGATCTGCTTTTACTTCACTTTGGTTCTTAACCAGCATTCCTGTTAAATCTTTTGTAGACCATCTAGTCATAACTAAAACTATTTTACCACCAGGTTGCAAACGTTGTCGTGGACCTGATGTATACCACTCGTATGCTGATTCTAATGCTTTGCCTGACATTGCATCTTGTTCCGAGTGCGGGTCATCTATAATTAATAAATCTGCACCACGTCCTGTGATCGCACCACCAACACCAGCTGCGAAGTATTCACCACCTTGTGATGTTTCCCAACGTCCTGCTGCTTTGGAATCTTCTTGTAGAGTTGTTTGAAAAATTTTACCGTAGTCCTCTCTATCGATTAGGTTTTTTGCTTTACGACCGAATCTTATTGCGAGCTCTGCCGTGTGTGTTGCTTGTATGATCTTGAGCCTTGGCTCACGACCCACCATCCATGCTGGTAGCAAGTATGATGCAAATTCTGATTTAGTATGTCTTGGTGGCATATTAATAATCAGACGGTTTATTTCACCCGTAGCTAATTTATTAAATTTATCTGCGATGTGTCTGTGATGGGACCCCTCTACAAAATCAGGCCATACACACTTTACAAAAGACAGAAAGT